AGACATATTATACCTCTTGGATGTCTAATGCTCTAATATTTACTGTACCACTTGCTTCAATATACTGCCCTGCTTTAAGTACGAATGGACGAGTAACACCGTAAGGTGGGATACAAGCATTTCCATTAGCAGCAGATGGGTTAGTAATATCGTTTGTTGCTTTGATTGCAAACCATACAACTGAACCGCTGTAGTCTTGAATCTCTACAATCCGATCAGCGTTTGCGTCAAACTGTAACCCTGTATTAGCGACAGTAACCTTAGCGTCAACAGTGCTTAAACCGCCAACCTGTATTGTTGTTCCTTTTCCGCCAAATTGTTGTGCTTTGATTCCCATACTATTTCTCCTGTGTTGTCAATTTTATTATAAAAAAAATATATTCTTGTCAAGATTATACTCTCACAAAGCCCTTAACCTTCTATTTTTTGTTTTTTTCTTAGGTTGTTCGATGCTAACACCTAAACCAAAGAACTCTCCACCGAACTCAGTAATGATTTCTCCTGTCGTTGCATCTTCTCTCCAGTTTTGATAAGCACTAGAAGCTGTTAAAGGGAAAGCTCTCTCTAATATAATTTCCGGGATGGTTATTTTTTCTCCACTAACATAACGTTTGCCACCTATTGCTTCTAATGATCCACTAATCCAGGGGGAAGCTTTATATTTAACAAGTGTATTTATAGTTTTAGTAGGTATATTAGCAGTTACTTCCTCACCTCTAATCTGTTTAAATATGCTATCCATGTACAATGAAAACAATCGTTTGTTAGGCCCAAGCCCTGCCCATATATCAATTTTCGTGTTTCCAAATGTTATCTTTAAAAAGTCAGATTCTTCTGGCTCGTCTAAGTTAACTGATCCTCCCGCCATAATCGCAAGCGTAAAGGTTACAGCCCCCATCCCATACAAAGCTAAATATTGTTTTGCAATTTCTTTTGCAACTTCAGCATCACCTTCTTCTTTACCTCGTATACCTTTTCCTATTTTGTAAGCAGCTTCTAATGGCATTAAAAACCTAGATGCGGCAAAACGTGGAGAGAAAGCCAATACTGATAAAGCTTGGATTGCACCCTCTGCGTTACCTAAGTCACCTCGACCGCTACTAGTGTTAATCCAATGTGCATAAGATTTTAACTCTCTTTCCGTAGCTTTAGGGTTGGCATTGTAATATATATCAAAAGCCCCTGCTCTCATTAGATTTAAGAATACAACCATGTTTCTTTCAGATGCACCCATAACAGTTTCAACAGTTTTACCATACAATCCAGTGTTTTTATATATCCACTGCAATGCGTTTGAACTAAACTGCTCTTCTGAGTCAATCATACCAGTATCTAAATTACCAAAAAACAAACCTGATTGTTCTCTAATAACTTGAATATCCTGAGACTCTAGTTCCATCATTACTTGTTCAGCAAATTCTGGGTCTACAAAAGCTTTTATTGCTTTAGACATAGCCTGGGCTGCTAACTTAGGATGCCTAATAGCTAAACCAAACCCTTGTTTAAGAAATCCAGACATATCACCTGTAGCCATAAAGGCACGACCTAGTGACATAACATCGCCAAATTGTTCTAACTTAGTTCTTGGTTTAAGCTCTTGTATTTTCTTTCTAATAATACGTTCGTTAGCTCTCTGCTCTGTTAGTAACGCTTTTAACTCCGGGCTTTGTATTTCACTTTTTTCTTTGGGAGTCATAAAGTCAGATAAATCATTTTCATCAATAACTCTACGTTGCTCTTCAATTTTAGCAGTTACTTGAGCTATTCTTTTTTGCTCAAATTCAGCTTTCTTAATTTGCCTATACCACTCTTGTTGTTTAAGTTCTTCCTGAAGGTTATCTATAGTTTCAGAAAATTCTGTTTCGTCTTTAATTTGACGGTTAGCTTTCTCAGGCAACACACCTGTTCTTAATATCTCACTAAGTTCAGCTATTCTATCTTGCTGTTTAATTAGTCGTTGCTGCTCTTTTATAGATTTTTGCGTATCGTTTATCTCTGCTTGTTTACGAGGTGCTACATTGTCTCTATACCAACCCTCAACTTGGCCTATCAAAGACTCTAACCTAGCTTCTTGGTCAGCTTTTATTTGTGCTTTCTTGGCAGCATCAGATTTGCGCTTTTTCTCATCTTTTATTTCTTGCTCAAGATTAGCTATCTCGATTCTTAATAAATCTAATCGTTCTGATTGTGCTTCACGTTTAATACCAGGTATTACAGGAGGTTCTCCATACTCTATAATTTGTTTTAAAAGAACTATTTTATCAGCAGCTTTAAGTTCTGCTCGCTTAACAAACAGTTTTTGTTCAACAGCTTTTACATCTTCTCTCTTTTTCTTTGGCTCTTTCTTTGGAACTAAGTCTGTAGATCGTTCCCCTTTAATTAATACTTCATCTATTAGTTTTTCTAAGTATTCGATCTGAGTTAACATACGCTCAATTTGTTGAACATCGTTAGCGTTCTGTCTAGCTACAGATTTAAGTTCGTTAAGTTGTTCCCTAAGAGCCATTATCTCTAGGTCTTTAGGTGCTTGCTTTCTTAATGGATCAAATATTTTATCTAAGCCATTATTAATTTGAACCATTAAATCAGACTGAAGTGTTAGTCTTTTTAAAGTGTTTTGAGCTTCTGATGGGGTTTGTGGTATTCTTTGTATACGACCAGAGATTGAGCCAAGAACATCTTTTAAGCTAACGTCTGGCAATAATCCTCTTATCACATCTACAATTTCATTAAGATCATCATAGCCATCTTCAATAACAAGTATTCTAGCCATCTCTCTTATGTTTCTTGCTAGATCAACAGATATATCTGCAAGTTGGTTTTTACCAAACCCATCAATATTTACGCCTGACTCACGCATTTTATTGATTAATCTTTGTTTATTAGACAACTTTTGCTTTTTGACCTTGCCTCGTTGTTTTTTATTATCATCAATAAATTTTTTGCTATTAGCAACGTCTGTCTCAGAAGAGTTAGCAGATTCTTTTCTTATAACGTCTTGTATTTTATTATTTGTTTCTTCCCACTTACTTTGGGCATCAAGTACATTCTTTAAATCTTCGTCTTTAAGAGTTCCTCTGGCGGTTTGTGTAGCTCGTTTTGTTACACCTTGCACAGAGTAATCTTGCCCAACCATTATTCTTCTAGCGACTAAGGCACTACCCGCCTTTGAGCCTCCTTTAGCATCAGCTCTTAAAATTGTGTTCATAGCCGACAGTATTTCTTCCATGGTGTTAGGCAAATCAACATCAGTGCTATAAGCTTTACCTTCTTCTATGGAAGTTCTAACAAGCTCGTATTGGTTTTTAAGTTTTACAATAGCTAGAACAAAAGAAGCGTGTTGAGCATCTGTATGAATCATATCATCAGAATCTAAAATTTGTTTTGCTAAATCTAAAACCTGGTTTAAATTAAAATCTCTAGCAGCATTTGCTACCAGTGTTGTTTGTCTTTGAGAAGCGGGTAATGATAACCCGGCAACTCCTATAGCTTTTAGAAGTCTATCTATTTCCATGTGTGTTAATTTAGTAGACCCAATAATACGCTCTTCATCCCTAATAAAGTCTTCTTGATACATAGGCCCATTATAAAAGTCTTCTTGACTTGGTATTGGCATATCTTCATCAATTTCTTCTAACGGAGCTTCGTTTATATCATCAATGATAGCTTTAGTTTCTTCTTTTGATTTATTTAATTTATCATTATCTATTTCAGCTAATTTTTCATTAATGTAATCATCACTTAACTGAGGCTTACCAATCATAGGCTCAATAAATTCTCTAGTAATTACACCTTGAATACCATTTCCAAGAACAGCTCGATTCAAACGTGTGTTATCAGACATAATTGTATCGGTAGGTAGATTCATGTACGCCAAATACATTGGTGTAGTGCCACGTTTAAATAAGAACCCTGTACCATAGTAAGCGTCATTAATTTGTTTAACGGAAGCTCCATACTGTTTAGCTACAGCTTTTGCCCCTAACTCATCTACTAACTTACGCACAGGAAGTGCTACACGCATAACGGCAGATGAACCATATAAAGAACCATCTTCTGTTCTTAACTTTTCTTTTACCCCTTGCTTTCTCTTTTTAGGGTCATAAATAAAGTTAGCCGTTAACGCATTACCTGCTCTACCTTGAGGTCTAAACTGACCATCGCCTCCAGGATTAACATAAGCTACATTTGCATCATATTTTTTAGATGCTATGTTATTTAATAAATTTACTACATTTTTAGTTAAACCGCCTTCTTTTCCACCTGTGTATTGCATTAGCTCATCAACAGGAGCTTCTTTTAAGAAAGGTTCTAAAGCAGGATACCAATCGCCTGATCTGTTAGTCTTAGGCTCTTCTTTTAAAGGAGTAAGCGATGCTTGAACAATTAAGCGTTTACGACTAGAGTTACCTCCGTAGTTTTGAGCATCAGGAGTTTGTTCCCGAATAAAGTAACCTTCTTTTTCTAATACTTTTTTAATAACTGCATATTGTTCTGAGTCTTGATAAGCAGGAGCATTTTCTATAGTCAAATTATCAGGTTTTACTATTGTAATAATTTCAGCTAACTTGCGGGCAATCTTCATTTCAAGTTCATACATCTCAGGAGTTACTGCGCCTTTTTCTCTAGCTGCGCTAAATGCTTGGCATGGTGGTGACATATGTATAAATTTAACCATCTTTTTAACAAGATCGTTAGGGTCTAGCTCTAAAATATCAACAGGAATTTCAGCAGTGCCGTGAGTAAGATTGTATAAATCAATAATAGGTTGCTCAAGTTCTGCGGTTTGAACAACATTAATGCCTGCTTTTCTTAATAATGCAGCTTCAGCAGTACCCATTCCTGCAAAGAAAAATGCTGCTTTTACTCTTTCGTTTTCATCTAATTGGAATTTAGCATCATCACGAAGAATACCTAATGCTTCTTTATGTGATTCTTTTTGCAAACGGAATTTAGGATGATCTAGTGTTACTATTTCCGGGTTCTTAGCAAATACTAATCCACCGATCTGCACAACTTCGTTTGCACTAAGCACAGGCATGCCAACCTTATTGCCCTCTCTAATATAGAAGAACGAGCGTCTGAAGGGGTTAAATCCAATCTGAATCCAGTTAGGATCATTTATTACTTGTAGACCTAAGTCATAGTTTTCTTGGTCTGTAGCCTCTATGTACTCACCTCGCATTGTAGATATTGAGTCTTTATTTTTTATACCTATAGCAATTTTAGCTGATGTTATTGCCGGTGATACCATTTCAACATTTTTAGCTCTAGCCGTTGCTTGATAAGATATAGGTTTAAAATCTTTTGCGTTATGAATTGTTACTACATATTTACCTACACGATTGCCTTGCTTGTCTTTTTTTGTGTAAGCAGGAATATCTAATCGTAACTTTACTATTTCACCTTCTTTTGGTCGTTTGTTTACTTTAGGTCTTTTAGGTTCGTCTAGAACATCTTTCATCTGCTTGGCAGTTGGTAGTTCTGGCAGTATATCAAATCTACGAATAGGATCAAACTTTTGCTGTATCTCTACAAACTGCTCGTATGTAATCTCACCTACAAAGTAACGCTTAATAGCTTCTACCACCTGAGGTATGCGATCAAAGTTAAGCATATAATCTGATGATAGTTGCGACTTGCCTTTTACCATAACACGCAAAGGTGCAACAGAAACACCCGCTTGTTCGGGAAATACGTTTAACCTTCTATCTTCTGGAATAGGTTTGCCAATAGATATATATGATTTATCTTTTTGTTGTTGAACGTCAGAAAAACCATCTATTTTATTATATCTATCTTTTAATATATGAACTACTGGTCTGCTTCCATTTTTAGATGCAACAACAAAAGGATAAGATTCGTGTGCATTAAATGACTCTGGTGTTTTTAATAATTCTACAGGGCCATTAATTTCTATAACAGCATATATTTGACCACCTGTTAATCTATTAATAGATGGTTCGCCTGGTATAGAGTTTTTTAACAAAGGTTCAGTTTGAAACTCTGAAAAGAAAGCCCTTCCTTTTACTCTTAAACTTTTTGCGCTTTCTGGTTTTTTAAGTTTTTCTGGCTGTTCGTATTTAATACTGTTATATAAATCAAATAATGCTTTTTGTAGTTTAGGGGCTTTCTCTGCTTGATCGGCTAGACTGTTAATCAAACCAAGAGCAAAGTTTGATCTTTCTTGAAAATTAGATTCAAATGCACCTAATATTTTTTTGATAACACTTTGATCATTGGTATTTATATTTAAAAAATCGTTAGGCTTACTTTTGCCCATATATTTTCTGCTAGTAGCGTCTATTAACGCTTTATTTAATTGCTCTTGTGTTAATGGAAAACTTGGGTCATTTACTAAGTTTTGTAATGTATCTAAAACGCCTAAAGAGCCTATAGTAGAAGATAACTCTTTTCCCCGACGTGCGGACGATAATCCCATTAATATAGTTCCGCCATTAGCTTCTATCATAGAGTTTAAGTTTTTAACAAACCCTTGCATATTGGTGTCGTCGCCATCTTTGCCACTACCTGCCCAAAAATATCCTAGCTCATTAAATAATAACGGAAAGTTAACGCCACCTTTACCTCTAACAAGTACAACGCCATCACGCTCAATTGTTCCTGCAAAAGCTCCATCAGGTTGATGTACTAACATAAACTTATCATTAAAGTCTCTAAGGCTAAAATTACGAGTAACATAACCATCTTCTTCTAGCTGTTTAAATTGTTCTCTATCAATATCGTATGAGAAAGTCATACCTGTATCTGGGTCAGTATAAGACTGTTGGAATTTACTTGCAGGGTATTGAGTCTCACCTTCAGATTCATATCCTGGAATAGAATCGTATTCGCTTAGTATCTCATCAAGTAATGATACATCTTCTTTAAATATAGTTTCACCACGTTCTACTTTACCGGCTATAACTTCTAAAAGCTGAATAGCTCTTGCTTCATCTGAAACGTTAATAAATCCTTTAAATATACGAGCAAGAAAATCTTGTATTCTTGACTTTAAAGATCGTTCAAATACAGGCATTCCCTCACGCATCATTGCCGCAAATTCAGCTAACTGTTCTTCTTTAAGATCAACTAACTGATCGTTTCTGATATATAGCGATCTAAACTTGGTCATTCTAGCTCTAGCTTGAGGAGTTAGTCTAGCAGAGCCTAACATATCATCTAAAATACGAGCAGCAGCATACCTAATAGCCGCATCACTTTTTAATCTAGAGTGAAAAATAGCGTGTGTACTTTCATGAGCTAAACTTCCTGCATTCGCTCTTTTAGGATTAACTAAAATAGTCCCATCCATATCGTAAAAAGCTCTAGCTATATTCCCGGTTATTTCTTTAAAGTTTTGATCATTAGCTGCAAATTTAACTTTAATGTTAGGAACAACGCTTTTTAATATATCAATTAATTTTTGAGATTGCTCGTTAGCTCTTGGATTTTCTGATGTAAATTCTGTTGCTTTAGCTTTTGCTTCTCGTTGTTTTAAGAATTTAGCTCTATCGGCTTCTACTTCTGCTCTAATAACAGCTTTTGTTCTGCCTTTTCCAGATAATTTTATTCCTACATCTTTAGCGTATTGTTTTATTTCTTCCCAAGACAGTTCTCTTTCATCCTCAGACTTTTCGGTTTCATCCTTGTCAATTTTAGTTCCACGTTTTTTATAAATTTCTTCAACGCTTCTCTTACGGCCATCTTCTATAGACTCGCCTTCTTCTAAAATAATACTTTCGTCATGTTGACCATCTAAAACTTGTTGTACAAATTTTTCTAAATTATCAGGTAATTCATATTGCTCATTGATAGGTTTAGTAGTATCTATAGTTTCATCGCTTTCATCGACTTCAGCAATAACTCCTAATTCATTTTCTGGTTCATCTTCTGGGGCAGAATCTTCTACCATTTTTTCGCTTTCATATCCTAAAATAATATCGTTGTAACTTTTACGAGCCTCCATGTCACCATAAACAGCATTAACAAATATAGGAGCGGCTTTTGGATCAGCAATTAAATTACTCAATTGTTCAGCGTTATATTGTAGAGCTAATCTATCAAAATCATTATTCGTTAATATCTCGCCATTAGCTGTGATTAAACCTGTTTCATCATGCATGCGTTGAGATTTTTCTATCTCTATTCTAGCGGCTTTAGCTAAATCAATTTGTTCAGTATCTAATCTAATTCTTTCAGTAACTGCTTCGTATTCTTCTCGATTAGATGCTGCATTTGCTAAGTCTCTTGCATACTCTTTGGCTCGTGGTTCATCAAAACCAAACTCAAGTAATCTTTCAGTGTTACTGTTGATGAAATTTTTAGTAGCAAAACCTCTTCGCAATGTACCAGGAAATGCTGATATAAAAGAAATACGACCCGCCATTAATGCGCTTTCGCCCATGCCTTCAGTAATTTTAACTTTCTTTGCAGTAGTGCCGTATTTTTCGTTAGAATAATCAACAGCTAAATTATATATAAAATTATAAGCACCTTGTTGAACAATTTCTTCACCTATGTTTTCAGCAGTTAAAATGCCTATCTTTTTAAGATGACCACCAAGTGTGTTGATTAACTCTCTTTGTTTCTTCTTAACAAATTGTCCGCCAGTTTTAGCTATAACTCTATTTTGATAATACTCAACAATCCCGGAAGCTATTCCGTAAGCAGAAGCAAATAACTCAGCCTCTTGTCTTTTTTGATTTAAAATCTCTATATTAGGGTTATCTTTACCAATAACACTTGGTACTCCAAATAATTTTTCAAAGTTTGGTAACTCTGCTCTTTTTTCAATAGTCATCATTAACGGCATGCCTATTTGCGGAGGTAAAGTTCCTAAGACTAAATTAGGCGTGTTAGCTAAAAAAGCATCAAAAGCAGCTACAAGATTAAGAGGATTTTCATCTGCGGCACTAACATAAAGCTCTGTAAGATTGTCACGCATTTCTTGGCTAAGAAACTTTGAGTTTTCATCAACAGCCGATTGTGATTCAATCATAAGCTTTCTTAAAGCATCTCTATCAAATCCACCTTCAATTGTGTATGTCTCGTCAATTCCTTCAGGAATAGTGTTGTAAGAATTAATTTCTGCGCCAATAAATTCTATTAATTGAGCAAATGCTCCTAAAAAACCAGTAGCTCTCTCTCCAAAAGTAAAATCTTCAAAATCTCCTGTATAGTGTTGATCTTGAGCTTTTAAGTCTTCATTAATAGAAAAATAATCAATATCTTGTTCGGGATCAATTCCCCATGACGTTCTAATATAAGAATCAACTTCTTGGTCGGTCATGTCTTGACCTTCAGCCCTATATGAAGCTCCGTATTTACTTCTTATAAAATTCCTAGTTTTTACCCTTTGTTCTTCAAACATACCATCAGCAGTTGAATAATACTCCCGCTCATCTGTGTTTGCCTTTTCTATTAGGTTTACGTCTAAGTAATCAAAAGGTCGGACGGTATTATCGGGTTTTACAACTCGTAACCCAACGTCCTCATTAAACTTTAATTCGTCCATATTAATCCTGAGTAGCTTCTATTATTTCTTGTTCTAATGAAGAAAACACTGGCTGTGATCTTTGATATTGAGTGTCACTTTCGGTTTGTATATAAACACCAAGAGTTTTATTTAATGCTACATCCGCTCTATATCTTAAATAAGGAGCAAATGTACTGTTAATAAATTTAAGTATTATTTGATTGTTAGCATCACTAGCTACCAGGTTGCCTTTACTGTCATATTCTAATTGCCCAAATCGACGAGCAGTAGCTGTAATAGCCGCTTTTGCGTCTTCTCTTTTTTTAGCAGCTTGATATGCTAACATTCTTCCAGTACCACCAAAAGCATTTATAGCTTGCTCTGGACTTCCAGTACCACCAAAAGCATTTATAGCTTGCTTTGGAGGTTTTTCTGTTCCTAAACCCATTGCTGTTTGTTTTTGGTTTTTTAAAAAGTTTAATAGTTGGGTTTTAGTTTCTATTAAATCACGATTCTTTTTATACATAGGCATAAATGCATTTGCATCGTCATATGTTTTCCAAAATGCCGCCCAAACTTCTCTAACATCGTCTGAGTAAACAGATTTATTCTTTGCTCCCTTTGCAAAAACATCAAACCCTTGAGTTGTTTTCATCCCATCTACTACTAATTCTAGATAATGATTTTTTAATACACTATCCATATCACTAGTAATAATTGTTGTTAACAAGGTGTTAAAAGATTTTTCTGGGTTTGCGTCCTCTCCAGAGAATAGAGTTTTTATATCGTTATCTAAGACTGTTAAATCTTTAATAGAAGTGCCTTCTTCCTCCTGGTATGTTGCTTGTAACCCAGCTAATTGTTTTTCATACTCAATCATTAATCCATTAACTACTTCTGGATTACTAATATTTAAAGCTGCTATTTTTTCAGGGTCTAGTTCTTCTTCTTTAATTAGTTCAGCCGCTCGGTCAATAGCTTCAGCTTCTTTGTTTATAAAATATTGTTTATGAGCTTCATTCATTTTTGACTCAATAGTCATTTGATCAAGTTTAGGCATGCTGTTAAAACGATCAGAAGATTTAATATCATCTATCTCAGCCTGAACTGTTACCGATTTAGCTAGTCCAGAAAAATAACTGACGTTAGCGGTACTAATAAATGTATCAGCGGCAGTTTTTGTAATATAGCCATTAGTAACCATATCATTAATACGCTGAACGCCATCTTCGTATCTGTTTTCAGTCATAATCATAAGGGCGGCTTCTTGCTGTATGTTTGCTACATGATTTTCAGTAGCTTTCTTGACTCGATCAACACGTTCCATCTTAATCATATTGCTAAAGTCCATATCAGCAGTCTCAAGGATACGGCCTGCAACACGCTTAGAGTAGCCACTATTTAAAAGACCATTACGAAACTCATTTATCTTAGGCTGTAATACCTTTTCTTCGTAATTTTTATAACCAACGCTAGGGTCTTCAAGAGCTTTTTGTTTCTCTAATATCATATCGTTCTGGAACTCTACCATACGTCTACTAGCATCAGCTACAGATGATTCATCTTCTAATGTCTGAAACCTTTCTATGCCTTTTTGAACACCCGCTCCAAGGTTTTCTATGCCTCCTGCAATATCATCAGCGATTTGACCTATAGCTTGTATCTCAGCAGATGCATCATACATTACACCAGGTGCTTGATCACTTATTCCTACTTGTTGTTGATATAATGGTATTTTTGGCATTTTAAGGTCTTCCTGGCCCGGGGTTAATAACAATCTGAGCAAAAGGTGCTTCTGCTAGTAATGGGTTAAACTGTTCAGCAGGGTCAGTTGGAGTATACGCTGACGCTATCTTGCCTACACCAGACAACACCCCTGACAACATAGTGGCTCTTGCTTTTTGCTGAGATAGATAAACAGCGTTGCGACCTTCATATAGAGTCATCTCTTTACCCGATCTTGCGTGTTGTGCCTCAATCATTTTGTTTCTACGGAAGTTGTTTGCCTCTAAAGACATTTCCTCCATTTGCTCCAACATAACTTCTAATGGGGTATCTTCTGATATAACAGCCTTACTTTTAGCAAATGCTGCTCTTTGTGTGGCAGCCATTCTACGTTGACTTCTACGCAAGCGGCCGCTTTCAGCCCTTGTTGCATACTCAATAGCTAACGCTTTATTTTCCATTAACTTAGCATTGTATTCAGCTTCTCGTTGCGATGCTGCACCCTGCGCTTTAGCGGCTCTTGCTGAAATGCCCGCACTAGCTATTCCTGTTATTGCTCCTACTATTGCCCCAAACATTATCTTATACTCCCTGTGTCAACGTGCGGTGTCATAGAAAGGACAGTACACGGCTGTGGTTCATCACTTACAACATATACAGTTTGCAAGTATTCTGGTGCGTTAGACATATATGCTTCTGCTGTCTCAGAAACCATGCCTGTGCCTGCAAATTTAACAGGTTGTAAATCAGAAGATGCTTCAGTTTGCCCTGTTTTTGCGGTAACTGTATCTTTAAATCGTAACGTAGCTATTGAAGCATTTAACTTAGAGCCACCAGTTTGACCACTTCTGGTTATGTAATTTAAATATAGCGGTGCTAATACGCCTGTGTATTCTTTACCTATAACCACTCGTGAGTAAGTAGAATCACCTAGTTTGTATACTGTAGCTTTACTAGAACCAGATGTTGTGTATGTTTCGGTGCTACCAGTTAGAGCGGTTGTAATAACGGTTGTACTCGTAATGCTTCCAGACTCTAAAAAAGATTTACCATTAGGGTCTGTTGTACTGTAACCTAGACCACTAACATTGATAGTATCACCTTCAGCCAGGCCGTGTGGAGCAGAGAAGGTAAGAACTAAGTTGTTGCTAGTTAGTGAAGCACTACTAATAGCAAGATCAGCAGAACTACCAATGTTTAAATCACCATCCGTGTCCACTACACCAGTAAATGTTGTCGTACCATCTGCTACAACTTTGTATGTTTCACCAATAGCGTAGTTGTAATTCCCTATAGTGCCTGTCGATAGGTTTGTAACTATGGTGTAGTAGTCTAACCCATTGTACTGTGTTACATAGTTTGTACCCCACTCTCTGTTATCGAGCTTGCAAATGTAACGAACATCTGCGCTGTTAACTGTTAGCTTAATAGAAACATAAACGGCATCTGCCCCACTAGCTGTAGGCAACACAGTTACGCTTTCAAATGCACCAGTACACTTATGTCTATGCCAACCAACTACTTTCTGATCACGCTCGTATGTCATACCTACAAGTTCGTTATCGCTATTTATAGTCCACACAATGTTGTCTGGTTGCTGTTGTAGCGCAATAGCTTGAAACCCTGTGCCTGCAATGTGTTCAGCAACAAGCGTTAAGTCTGGTGCTACATAGTCTTGTGAATCAAAGTTAAATACCCACTCACGTAGCTTCTTACCTTGTCTCATAACAAACAATACAGCAGAGTTTACCAATAGGCCTGCTATTGAGTTAGAGCCGTATGTTGTTTTACGCTTAATATCAAACGATGTTGGTGTTACAGGTCTATTGTCAGACTCTGCTCCTAACGACCACTCACTTCCTGATGTTCCTATAATTAAAGCTCGATGAGGAACAAGCCATTGTATGCCATCTAACTGACCAGATGCAATAGTTAGCCTCATTGGTGAGGTATCTAGTGTAGCTGTTTTAAAGTTAAAAAAGTTGTCCGTTTCGCTTAACCATAAAGTGTTTGGATTGTTAGGTGTACCTGCATATACCAGTCTACTTTCAAAAAATGCGAGTGTGTCCGGAAATCCTCTATAGTTAGAAAACGCACCTTCAGACCATCTGCTCATTTTTGGCTGTACTTCATACCAATGTCCGTCAGATAACTGTGTATTAAAGTCATCTGTGTTATTTTGAAGTACTTGTTCTAAGCATTGATAATATTTAGAAGTAGTAACAAAGTTGTATTTCTTAATAACACCTGTTGTATCACCCACCCAAAACAACTCACTATTATCCGTAGAATTATCGTAAAATGAAGCTGTAGCTATAGTAGAAGGGAATTCACTTATTAAATTAAAACTACCTGCACTAGTAAATGTTGGTGTGAAAAAAGATATTTTATTGTTTTCTTTATCTATGCAATAAATCTGATTAACAGATGCATCACTAACGCCAGTAATATCTGTTATATTTGCAGTACCGCTTGGCCCTTCAACATTAGCAGATGTGCCAAGAGGAATATTAAAGTCGTATGAAAAACTTTGTGAATAAAGTTGAGTCTCAGATTCATAAGAACCAGTTGATCCATATTTTCTAATGGCTACCTTTGTATTAAAATCTAAGTCGTCCCTAGTTTTATAACCATATCTATGTTGTGCCGTCATTACGCAAGATATATAAAACTTGCCATTCAATACGCCTATACTTCTTGGAATGGTAATGTCTTTAAAAGTTCTATTTGGGCCTGAAAAAGAATAAGGTGTAGCTTCATCTGATAGAAACTGAACACCATTGCTTCCGTCTATGTCATATTTAAAAACCTTAAATCTTTCAAATCCGCTTGTCGATGATCCAGCGTTGTAAAAAGTTTCAGTCTTAGCAGTTATACCACCTAACACATATACATGATTACTATAATATGCAACATCAAGACCTGTATTATTACTAGAATCTAAATTACTCGCAGTCCATTGGTCGTATGGCATAAAGTTGTCAGAGCTGTCTTTTGTAAATACATGAACAAGTCTATTTTGATCTATAGCAAAGTATTTAGCATCACCGTATGCACCACCACGTAAATTGTCCATTCCACCAGATGTAGTAACCAAGTTGACATTAAACGTTAAGTTAGCCGCACCACCACCGCCTAATGCAGAGTCTTGAATTGTAAATGTATCGTCCTCAGCGTAGTTCTTACCGGAAACACCAAGCATTGTAACAGTAGCTGCACCAGTTCCCGCTGCTACCACTACTCTTATTCTAGCTCCAGTACCAGCACCTGTGTTAGCTATTCCAGTTGTAGTTCCGTCTACGAAATCATAAGTGCCTGCTGTTCTACTTGAGTCTGCTGCGCTAACTGTATCTACAGTCGATAGTATTCCTGTGAAAGTAGATAGGTCTTTTGATACACTTGCGTACTCTAAACCGCCTTGTATTTGTATTTTATCGTTTACAGCAAACGCTGTGCCTGACGCCCAAGATGTTGTGTAATCGCCAATAGAATCTTGAAAGTCAGATATTACTGCTGCAACCACTTGTGTAGCTGAGGTGTAACTTGTAATTCTAACTAATGAGGTTACTGTTGTGTTGGTAGGTATAAGTGAAAATTGGAAGCCAGTATGTCCGCTAAAGGTAACTCCTTTTTCATACTGAACACGTAAAAAGGTATTGTTACCTTCTGGAGACGGAGATGAAACTGAAAAGTTTTTTGCGCTTGCTGACGTACTTATTGATGAGGTGTCTGCAACTGTAATATACTCAGAAAAGCTAACACCTCCATCGAGACTTCTGTCAATACTTACTCGACCATTCCATATTCCACCAGTTTCAAAATCCCAATCTGTGTTGGAAACATTTATTGATGCACTTACAAAACTATCACTTGATTTTTGTTCTAAACTTAAATTATTACTTAACCTAGGTGTTTCAAAAGAAAAGTAACCACCAACCATATTGGAGTTAAATAAATCTTGAGATGCAGTTAATACTGTTTCTCCAGATTTACTAGATGTAGTTATTCTAATAGTTGAGTCTGTGTTCTCATTAAGTAGTGGTGGGAAATTCCACTGTACTTCACTCATAGACCAAATGGTGTCACTTAATCTTTTTATTTCTTGTGGTGCATAATTTTTGTGGGCAGTAAACAATATGTCTGCTGATTGCGTAAACTGTATATCATCCAAGTCGGCTGTAGTATAGGGTGATGTCAAAAGTATGTCAGCTCCACCGCTTTGATGTGGAGAGTCATTCTTCCATACCCGGACATATTGGTTACCAAACTCAAGTAGGTAGTTTTCGGTTACACTAAATGTAAATGGAATTAATCTTACTTTCCCAGAGTGAGATGTGCCAAGAAATTTAGTAGCAGGTCGTCTGGTCGCACCACCATAAGGCAGAGGAATAAAGTTCTCCATCTTCAAACAACTCTTGTTGTAGATTCCGTCTACGTCTTCACGGGCATATAGGTATGGAGAAACCTCACCACCATTAAAATTGTTTATAGGTAGCTTGGCCATTATTCAAAAGAGCCATAAGAAGTTTGTGAAAAAGGTGGCCAGGAGTTTGATAATGAACTTGGAGATATAACAGTAGCTTCTAACCACTCGCTATCAAGCGTCGGGGCTTCTAATCTTTCAAATCCATTAACTCGTCTTGCTTCTGGCAAAATAACGCTATTTATTTCTTCTAACAAACTAATTTCAAGTTCACGATCTCCTGTAATCGGAACGGCCAGCTTCATTGCCAACATTGTGTAAAAGGTTTTTGCAAACAAAGAATCCATATCTTCTGGCAGAGGAATTGCATCATAACATAAAAACAATCTAGGCTCGTTTGTTAAAATAGAATTTCCCTCACGAACCCAATCAACTCTTGGTTTAATATAATTATATACAGCAGAACTATCTGTAACATAAAAAGATCGTTCAGCATCTGTAGGTATTCTGTATGAATAGTCGTATTCAAACTCTGGCTTTACTATAGCAACGGTATATACACCACCACTATATAAAGTAAACGGATTATATCCAGTATATGTAGGGCCGTCTGGCGGTGAAGCATTAGCAACATTATTACCATTATTAGCACCATAAGTAATAGACCACTTTCCTGCCGTATCATTAAATGCTAAATTAATATAACCATTTTGACCACTTGTGCCTGTAGTGTATACAGGTCTTCCATTAGAATCTGTAGATGTTGCCGTTAAAATCCCACTAAATCCACCAGCAGCTAATGTTGAAGCATTCGGAGTAAGTTCAATTTTAAATGCGCCTACTTCCGTTCGCTTCTTACAACAGTTCCAAGAGTGCATTCGTGCAAGCTCTTCAAGAGTTTGGTCGTAGTGTAACCTGGCTTGGTTGCCGGCTACTGTTGTGTCTGTATCAAAGTTGGTAATTTGAAGACGGTCGCTACCAATTTTAGAAAGTGCTAGGTTTGTAAGTACGACTTTTGATAGAGCCATGTTATCTCCAAATTAAAAAAGGGTAAGGGGAGGTTTCCCTCCCCAATGTATTACTCGTTTGTTGCAATCAGGATTACACCTGAAACAGACGCAGTAGCGTCAGTAGTAGCAAGAAGAACCTTGCCTCCTACGTCAACATTACCTGCAAATTCACAAAGGCTTGAAGCCCCTGTTTTTACTGCAGTTAATGCACCTGCGTATCCAATGTCAACGTCTCCCGAGCTTGGGGTTAAGTTAGCATAGACAACACGAGCTTCCTGCGGAAGAACTATTGATACTGTGTGACTAGCTGCCCCTGTAGAAGAAATTGTAACAGGAATAGCCTGAACATTTCCACGATAGTTAGACTTAGTAACTAAGCCTGCATTTACTGCTGTAACTTCACTTGAATTAGCCATTTTAAATACTCCTTATAATTAAGATTCTAGACAAGGAATGACAACAACTTTTTCTTCTTCCATGCGGACAGCACCGAACTCTGCCTTCATGTAAGCGTAGTAGTTGAACGATTTATCAGCCCGCTCACTAATCTTAGAGGTTAGATCAGGGTTGATTTCCAACAATGCTGCATCAGGCATAAACGCATACGCAGTACGAGTATTTGAAGAGTTTGTGTTACTCCAAGTACCAGTAGTTGTGTTAATGTCGCTATCAGCAATATTGAAGTCAGCTTCAGTATATGCCGTATGCTTGTCCTCATCGAAGTAAGGAAGGATGTTGCTAATGCAGAACTTCGCACCCATGTAGTCGTAGATAGTTCCTACAGACTGATCAACTGGACGTTGAGAAGTGTAGTCGAAGTTGATGAAGTTATCATCATCCATCATGTCTTTCCATTGCTTCCAAGAAACCTTGAAGATAGGAGCTTGTGAGTCAATGTCTACATTGTTGCTTCCGAATTTTTCTAAAGAAGCCAAAAACTTCTTATAAGTGAAACCTTCAGCAGTTCCTGTAGCAGTAACATCAACGTCAACAAAGTTAGCGTCAGGCAAAGTTGTTGCTGAGTTGCCGTCAACTCCACCCTGAGCAGAACCCAAAAGAGCCTGGTCAAGAATGATGTCTTCCTGACGAAGAAACTTGTTCTTCATGATTTGCAATTTAGCATTGCGAGGATCAACACCCATCTTAGAAACATCAGCCCAGTCCATGAACTGTCCATCTTGGTATGAAACCCGAGATGTCCGTCTACGACTGTAATCAATGTCTGATACAGGTGAGTCACCGAAACGATTGGTTACCTTCTGAGGAAGACCACCACCAGTAGTACGTTGATAAACGCCTTCTTTACGAAACAAGTCGCCTGTTGCGAGTTGAACGTAAGGACGAAGTTTACCGCCTTTGACTTCAACCGTCTCACGAATAGCCCGGTCAAAACCAATTACATAAGTATTAAGCAGATTTCCCGCCATAATAATTCTCCGTTATGTTATTAATTAATTAGTTTTAGTCGGCCATGAGTGTCCACACCGTGTGGGTCTAGCCTAATATTAGGTTCTCACCTTCGATTCTTCTTCAGGCTCTTGCGAGGTATCCGTTTCAAATCTACACGCCTTATATAAAAAAGTTACAATCTTGTCAAGATAATATTAATAATTACTACCTTGCAACTCAGATTTCTTGCTAAGTAACTCTCCATACTGTTTTGTTAACTGTTGATAAGTTAAATCATTAGTATTTTCGTGAGAGTACATTTTACTTTCTAACTCTATAAGTTGATCTTCAATTGTATGTGCATTGTCTAAATTTCGTTGTTCAATAATCTTGTCGTTATCAAGAAGAGGAACTACTTTTTCAAACCATGCTTTTACAAACTCAGGATTATTAGCAATAACTGGGTCTTCTTTAAAATCACCCATGCCTAAATAATCTAATGAATTAGCAACTTTAGCTAAGTTGTATTCATACTGGTCGCCTTTCCATTCACTACGAAGTTCAGATTCAGCCTCTTGTAAAGACTGTTCATACGCACGATCTTCGTCACCAATTGATTGACCAACTTTTTCTAACTCCCAGTTTACTAGAGCTTGTGCCGCTTCTTTAGATAAACCATTCTCATAAGCAAATTGCTTAAAATCGTTTATTCTATCTTCATCGACTTCTATGCCTTCTGGAGCTTCGTATGCTATTTCATAATCATCTACAGATGACCCGATCCCCATGAGTTCATTACGTTTTGAAACATCGTTGGCATCTTCAGATGCCCAGAACTCTTCTGCCTTTCGACCTGCTAAACTTTGTGCGTTAATAGCACCTTTTACTAGGTCAACAGGATTGTCGTATTTTGACCAGATAGAATGATTTCCCAATTCTTCTGGCAAGGACTCACGCCATGATTCATTAAACTTGCCTTCACTTGTGAGTATTTCTACAGGCTGTGTTGCAGTTTCCTCAACTGAGGGTGCTTCTACAGGTGTCTGTTCTTCCATTATTTTTCCTTCTGTTAGTATTTCTTTTTAGCCGTTTTGGCGGATTTCTTAAAATTTAATAAAGTAGGTGCGCCCTTTGTTCCGGGTTTACGCATCTTCTCACCTGATCCTGCTTTTATACGCTTACGTTTAGCGTGTATATTTGCATATAATCCTTTTTTCATACTAACATCTCCATCTCCGCCTTGCGGCTTTTCCTCTTTCGCCAGTCCAACTTTTAGACCTAGCACAAAATGATTTACGTCTTTTAGCTGCTTTGCTACCAGGTTTTACTTTACCAGTAACAGCAGTTTTAAGTTTACTACCTGGGTTAGCTCTGCGATGAGCTGCAACCCCTTTAGCTGTCATACCCGCACCTTCTTTAGCAGACCTATAGTTACGGCCTTTACCTTTAGTTGTTTTAGGTATAGCTTTTTCTTTTTTTCTAGAAAGTAAAGTTCGCTTCTGGCTCATCTATACCTCCATATTCTTGTTGATAACTTACTTCTTCTAAATCCCATTCATCATTATCATTCATTAAGCGGCTGAAGTTATCTTCTGCTCGATAACCTACTTGCCCAAAATACTTGCTTTCGGTAAAGTCAGACTTTTCAGCATTTACAAACTTTAACTCACCTGCTGCTTTACGCATATAAATCTTTTTTAAAACAGGGTTTGTTTGTTCAGAAGCCTTCTTTATATTTTTAATTAGGTTGGGAAACTTTGCAGTCCAGTTAACGCCCATATTAAATGTTAAATCAATTAAAGCTGCTTTTTGTTGATCTGTTAACGTATCAAACCCTTCAATTTCTCTAGCCCTTTTGTAATGTAACTTAAAATCTTTTTCAAATAATCCTTCAAGGTAGCTTTCATCTACACGATCTCCTTCTTTATATTTTTCTTTTTCTTTATCAGTTAGCCTGTGACCAGTCCCCATAGTTAGGTATCCTCGGCTATCTTCGTAAACATAGTTTCGATAACCCTCATGCTTACGAACCATTGCTTTTACTTTTCTTATAAACTGTTCTTCATTCATCGTCTGATATAATCGCCTCGACATATCTATACAAGTCTTGCATTCCGTTACGATAGGCGCAGTCAGCATGAGTAAGATCAGCCCCCGCTTGAGCATCGATGTTGCAAAAATCTCTAAGATCATCTAATACCTCAGAACCTTCTGGCGTTTTAAACACACGTTTGTATGCTGATATTAAGTTAGATAACTCGTGTGACATTACTCTCCTAACTGTTGTGCAACAATACTACTTGGGTCAACTGCTCCGCTTAACTTCTGCGTTGCATCTGCAAGTGCAGGTAGCTGTTGGGCTGCTTGTTGTTCTGCCATTGCGGCAGCCTTAGCCTCACGCTCAACCTGTACATCTTCTGGGTCATTAAGAGCGTTCATGCTAGAACTGTTAGCATACCATATCTCACGGAATAACTTGTCTGGGTTAACATTATCTAACGACTGCAACATATTAGGATCAAGTTGCGCTAACTCACCAAACATACGCAAGGTAGTAACAGCCCCCATAGTCTCAAATGACTTCGTTGCCATTGAGAGTCGGCCGACATAATCAACCTCGTACTCTGGGCTATCCGCTAACTCTGGAGGTATTGGGGGCAAAAGTTTTTTCTTAGCCAATATGTAATACACATGATTCATTACAGGAGTAACATGCTCTTCAACATACCGAGCTACAAACGGAGCAAGCTGCATTAGGTCTGTAGTCATACGCTCTTGAACTTCTGTAGCCGTCATGTTGCGATACGCATCTAAAGGTCGGAATAAATGATTAAAGAACATACGCTTGATTTGTTCGTCATGTAACTTAAACATTTCTAAAGCTATGCCAGGATCACCATTAGGAGCAAGTCGCTCTGGCTTACCGTTAGGGTTAGTCGCCCGCCATCTAATAAATGCACCTGCACGACTAGACATACCAGAAACGCT